CACTAAATTACAGCTGCAAAGCAAGCTGTTGAATCACTTCGGTGGCGCCCGCTTCTTCAAAAGAGAACATTTGAGTAGAATGCGGCAAGTAACCAAAGCGAATCAGAACCGCCCGGAGCAACATGAGACGGAGCGAAACTTCAGCCACACGATTGAAGCCATAATCGTAGAGACTGATACGCGCGTCCTTCGTGAGAGAAGGGTTACGCAACATGTGTAACCGCAAAGAGGCAGCCAGCCCAGCCAGGAGTGGACTGGAGATAACCGGCAGCAGCTTAGCAGCTACGATGGCAGCACGTTGAGACGCAGGGATGGAATTAGTCTTGGCACTGAAAATTTCGTGCAAAACTAGAAGACCGGCCTGAGTCATGTCCGCCATCAGCATGTTATAATGAGCAAACACCATACGACGATCGACGCGTTCGTCAGACGTAGCGTCATTGGTTAGGAGGTAGTGCAATGATACTTCAGTGCTCTGGACCGTTCCGTCAGGTAGACGAATCTTAAAGATGTCAGAACGGTTCAACTGATTCTTAGGGTCACCCCCTACCATGATGTCCATGATGTTACCGTCCCGCGGGCTCACAATGAACCCATCGATCATAGCTTCAGTGACGATTGGAACAGGGACCTCAATGGAGGAACTACCCTTCTGCTCAACCACCCCATTGGCCAAGGTGTTGAAAGCCAAAACAACGTTGGGATCACGCGTGTACAACAGACCACCTACGTGATTGCCGCGAACGGTCGTGATGTCAGTGCGGACTGGAACGAACGAGTACAGGAACAAAGGCTGTGTAGAAGACTCATCGGCCTGAACAGATACACGTACACCAGGCACACCCATCGCGATCAATTCGCGGAAGCCATCAGCGTCTGTGTTCAGACAACGTGGCAAACGAGAGAGAGTGACGCAAGGCAAACCTGGTTGCCCAGCAGGAGAGACGCCAAATGCAGCAAGCGAGAAAGCCTTGGCCTGACCGAGGTCGATGGCGCTAGCATGTAGAGTCGCTAACATAGGACCAATGTTAAGATCAGTGAGGGGACTGATCATGTCTTGGACCTGTTGAGCGATTGACGTGAGAGTGCTGACCTTCGTGAACGCGTGCAAATCGGTCCGAGGGGCCGAGTTAGGAATGTAAACGGATACACACGCCATGGGCTTAACAGCAAAGCGCATCGTACCAATCACTTGGATTAGTGCGCTTGAGGGTGTCTCAACCGAGTACCAACTCATCGACGAGTTAAAGAAAGAAGCTGGCACCGACTTCAAATCAGGGCAGCTACCGAGAGTGCTAACCAGGCCCGCCATGTTACCCATAACAGACGCAAACGTCGTAGAGATAGGCGCTGCCATCGCAGCGTTACTAACGGAGCCGAAGTGAAGAAGGGCCGCGCGCATCAGGGTGAGATTACGAGTGAACTCTTGCACTGGCACCGATTGAAAAGCCGAGAGCTGCTCCGCAGTAGCCTTAGTCCGATAGCTGCCTACCACGGATAATGTGGCAAGAGCGGCGAGATTATGCCAAGCCGTCAGTTGCATCGAAATGGATTCGAGGTCGCTGGCCAACATCTGACATTCTTCACGGATGGGGTCAAAGATGACATTTGGTCCGACTTTACGCGAGCCATCGAGTCGAAACTTCCGCTTACCCATCACGTTAGTCAACAGTTGACCAATCAACAGATTAGTAAACTGCTTGTAGTTAGGGATAAGAGTACGAGAAGTGCGAAGCACTGAAGTCTTTTCTCCTTTGATCACGTACCCGGCTTCCATGGCAGCTTCCAGATAGAAGGACACCAAGAGTGAAATCACGGGATCGCGAAGAGACGAATTCTTCGGCAGGCACTTCTCAATGATCTGAGAACAACGCGAAGCGAAGTCGTGAGCGGAGTACATGGGTACACCCGGTTCAACTGTCTTGGTAGGGGTCGGCTGGATCATAGCACCGACAGCTGCGGGAATCGCTGGATTCCGGAGATGCTGAGCCATTTCAGCAAGAGCTACCGACCCTACATTTTCAGAGGACGTCGCCAAAGAGCGAATAGCCGCCGCACGCATCGTCAGGTGGGAACTCAAAGGCTCGTCGCGAAGACTTTCCCAGTTCGCATCGATGAAAGCGGAGGAGAAACTCAGGGGAACATCGGAAGTCGAAGGAGGGTTGACTGCCGAGCTGATAACTTTAGAGGAAGTGCGCATGGTGATGTCGGTAGCTACACCACGTTCGCTATTAGCGTTATTCATTAATCATACTCCGGAGAACACTGTGAACAAGGGGTTGAGTTGGGGTGCTGCGAACGGAAGCCATATTGAAGGTAATGCCTTCAGAACCGTTCCCATTAACCGTGGGTGACGAATTGTCAGTCCGCTCCCATTGGAAGGCTGAAGCCACCCGACCGTCGAAGCGTTGCTTCACAACAAAGTTGAGAAAACTCTTCACCTCGATTGTGGAGGTAACTGAAGCTTCCAGAAGGTCGAGAAGTTCGACCTTCTTCACGTCGTCAGTAACCATGGGGTTGAAGGTCGCGATAACTAGGGCCCCAGCAGCACGAGCGATGTTGTCGAGATCTGTCAAGAGAGCAAAGAAACCGTTCGAGATACCACCCGCACGAATCGATCCGGGGACCGTGAATTGTAGAAGACGTAAGGAGTCCACTACTAGACAATGAGCACCTACAGGTTGCACCGAGAGAGCGCTAGCGAGTTCATCTTCAGTAAGGATCTCTCTAGCCGAGAAGATGGTAGCATGCATAATTGCTGGACGCGCGGTGTGATCAGCAAAGGGTTCGATAGCCGCATCGTAAGCCGCAGCCACTCGATCCTCGACCTCCTCAGCGTCAGGTGATCCATCGATCGCCGCACGGACGCCAGCCTCTAACCGCGCGAGGCGATCGGGTACATGTAAGTCAAGAAGGACCACACCAATTTCGGCCAGGGAGGTGAAACTATTACCCTCTTCAGTGGACTCATCTAGTACGGCTTGATCAGTCAGAATACCCGGTTCGATGCGCCGCATCATCTCGTTGACCAATTCAGTCTTACCCGAACCGGTGGGACCGAACACAACGGCCAGTCCAGGGCGCAAACTAAGATCACCGAGGGTGAACATCTCACGTTTAACGACAGCACCACTCCCATAGAAACGGTGCAGGGCGAGCAAATCGACGTGTCGAGGTCGAAAGACGTGTCTTGTATTGAGAATTGCCATTATGATTCCTCATAAATGAAAGAACCGTAAGCCCTACACAAACCATCGACTACGTCTTCTGGTAAGGTGGCTGAAACGGAGGCCAAAAGTTCAGGACTGACATCCTCCGCCGAAATACGGTAGTGGATGGTAGTGGGATCGTTAAAGAACATGCGATCCACTTCAGTGACAATGCTGAACGGCAAAGCCGGTTCAGGTCTAGCGGCGATCATGGAATCGGGATAGGCGCTAAATTCCGCGAAAATAGCCGCATCGGCAATCTTCTTGAGTTCAGGTGCCATAAAATGCCTCCCATGGAAAGCGCCCCTTTCGCGCCAAGCCGTTTGGTGATACGGACGCCTAGACAATGACTGTTCAGGAACGTACCAATTCACCAGAGATGACATAACATTAGGCAAACCCTTCGCATAACCGCCCTCTCGCCCGAATACAGTACCCAGAAACACGGGTACAGACTCGAGATCCAAGGCAAAAACCCCCTTTTGATCAACCATCTTTTTAAGGAGAACGCTGTCGCTACTAAGCCATAGATTGTCATCCGCTGAGTTGAGGAAACCAAACTCCTTGTGCTGACCAAGTAGAATGGTCTTCACCAGAGAAGCTAAGACGCCGCGATCGCCGTACTTGTCTGCTTGTCCGCTGGCGCGAAGATAGCGACAGATAGACTCAACAGTCATACAGAACTTGCCGATGTCAGGGTTGAGGGGATGACCGGAAGGTAAACCTCTAGTCATATCATAGGTGGAACCATCATAGGGATCACCAGGTGCGCCCCACTCGCTGGGAGAAGACACGTGATAAGGACAGGCGGAGATGGAGGGAGCACCCAAAGTTAAGCGAACCAACTCAATCACCTTTCGCTCATATCCGGTATACTTGAGACCATCAACAAAAATCTCTAACATACCTTTAGGAACTGATTGATCAAATTGCGTGACATCGACCCCCACCCAGTGCTCGAAACCGTTAAGTTTTCGCTCCTGTTCTGCAACCGTTCTGTGCTTGTATGTGAAGCCATACTTGCGAAGATAGGAGTTGCGAAATGGCGCGAAGAGCGTGGTTAAGAAATAGGAGTAGGTTCCAGACGCCGCGTAAACGGTGCGGACACGCATCCCATGATGCCCCTCATAAGGAGTCGATGGATCGACCTCCACCATTCCGAGACCAGTGTAGGAATACCGCTTCTTTGAGGCCTTGTCCGGTTGAATGCGTTGAAGAATCAGATAGACTAAGATGATTCCGTTACGCAGAAGGTTAGATGGTGTTACTGCTTCCAACTTCAACGAAGACATGACGAGATGGCAACGCTTCAGAGCTTCAAACTTAGGAGTGGCCCCCTTTTCGAAAAGAGGAATCCCAGTTGTAGCCTCTTTCTTGAAGGACACGCCGCCTTTCGTCCTAGTGGACCAGAATAGCTCCGACACTACATCTCCCACGGCTCGCTCCAAGTCTCCCGGTTCGCTGACAGGCAACTCTGATCGGATGAAGGAGTTATCCTCAATCCCAACACCCATCGGCAGTTTCCGATAGACGGAAACGGCGAGGAGTTTGTCTTCACCGCCGGTAAGATAATTCAATGAATAGCCAGAGTCATCCACGGTGGGTTGCCACTCCTTTCCACTCAAGACCTTCGCCATGGATTCCATGGCACGTAGGTACCTAGGATCAGAAGTAAAGACACCTGGAAGAACCTCAGAAGGTTGGTGCATTTGGCCGGTGAACACTCGCTTTGCTAAGGAAGCGTTGCGCTCGAGCAGAGTCAAGTGACCCTCAGATGCGCGAAGCAGGCCCTTGAAGACTGAGCTTGGTGGACTCTTCTGCTCAATAGGGAAAGATCGGAAATGAGCTGGCGTAGACCAAGGGTAATCGCTCATGATCAGTCTCCGATGATCTTAAAACCATCTTTCTGAGCAAAGGACTCTTCAGAGCTAGAGTCCTCGTCGGCGTCTTTCGAAGCAACCAACGTGTCAAGAGAGCTAGTCACTTCGTCAGAATCGGGCACAACGGAGGTGTTAGCCACGACAGCCTCGTAAAGCTCGGGAATGAGAAGATATTCGTCGTTTCCAAGCACGTTATCGATCCCGTTACGAATCATGCTCATTGAAGGGGAACGATTCTCAACATAAGCGGCGTCCGCAGGGACAGCTTCGATGAGGTAAGTAGCAAAACCAACATGGCCGCGGGCTTGCAATAGTTTTTCGAGAACGACGTGGTCGGTCACTAAAGCGGTAGAATACCCCGCGGTCACCGCAGAGCAGATAACACGTTGCAGTGTTTTGTAATAAGTGTCAAAGTCACCTTCGAGACTCGGGAACACCTCCATGTTTGGAAGCTGACTGAGAGGAACCTCTGTCAACAAGATTAAAACGGGAACGCGTCGGCGAGCGTACTTACCTAGTTTGGTAAAAGCTGCGCTTGGCACAATGTTGCTCATGGTACATCTCCTAAAGGAACACACTGGTTACCTTGACGAATCGCTTGAGGACGGTTAGTGGGCACACCCGTCTGTCTCTCCGCACTGGAGTTCTTAGCTACACGTCGACCTAATCCGCACTGGAAAGGGCCCCACCCTCTCGACCTCTACAGGTCACTGAGGTTTCCGACTGATCGGG